GTGCCAGAAGAGTTGCGCAAACTTATGCGTGAGTTTGGTGACCTGTGCTTTGATGACGCACCACAGGAAGAACAAGACGCAGCGTGGCGCAGGTATATGCGTGTCAAACAGTTACATAAGGAAGGTGTGGAATATGTCCCAAACTTTTGAGAATATCTTAGACAAAGCTAAAAACTACTTCCTCACGCACGATGACATTGAGATATTCCTGCTTGCGTGCTGTTGGGCCTTCTTGGGCTGGATGATGTTCCACGCCTTCAACGGAATCATGGAAAGGATATACTGCTGATGAAGACAATCACTGTGAAACTGTACGCTGACGACAGGGCTATCCTGTCACAAAAGATACAGAACTATCTGTCCGCATATCCCCGTCTGGGATACGATACCCGCTTGTCAGGAGACATAGAGTATGACTATAATAAAGAACAGTGGGTAGCTGTAATCAACCGCCTTAACTCTTGTGATTGAAAGGAGTATATGAAATGACTGACGTGAAAACTGAATATGAAATCAAACGCGAAGCCGCAACACAGGCTTGGAAATCTATGACACCGCATCAGCAGGAAGCTATGCTAGAGATGTTGAATGCGTGGGTTCCGATTCGCAGTCGTGTTAGTGAGTTGTGTTCGCTTGACTATGATGACCTACGCGCCGTTGACAATGCATGGTATCAGTTGAAGAATGCGCTAGTTGACAAAGACGTTGAAATCAAGACTTGGGATTTCTGATGATTGCGGAAGCGATTATGTGCCTTGCACTCAACATTTACCATGAGGCCCGTGACCAGCCCTTTATAGGGCAGGTTGCGGTAGCCCAAGTGGTGATGAACAGAGTGTATGACGACAGATACCCTAACCACCCATGTGAGGTAGTGTTTCAAGGCCCGACATACTCATGGAAGCCTGACTTCCCTGTACGCCACCGCTGTCAGTTTAGCTGGTACTGTGACGGTAAATCAGACAAGGTGTATGACGAAGATGCCTACAGACAAGCCTTGACCATTGCACATGGCGTGTATTACGATGACCTAGATGACTTTGTAGAAGGAGCGACACATTATCATGCGACATATGTATTGCCCGAATGGGCAGAGAGTAAGACACCAGTCGTACAGATTGGTCAACACATGTTCTATCGTTGGGAATAGCAGATGGATATAATGATTGGATTCGCTATGCTATTCGTAATATTGGCTATTGACTTTTTGTTTTGAGTAGCCATATAACTAAGTATCAGTTGGCAAATGAAAGGAGAAAACATTATGCCCCTAGATTTTACAAGCAACCTTATTGCTGAAATTCCAGAGAATTTGGATTTCGATGTTCAGTATGAGGACACCAAGTTTGACGGCAAGAAATATGTCATCAACGGTAACACAGATGAATATCTTGGCATCGTAGGTGACGGCTTTACCTGTGCGTCACACACCAAGTTTTTCACCAAGGTGCAGGAAGTCATGATGGACAACCTGTCACAGCATGAATTGCTGGATGCCGATGTTCGCTGGTCATCATGCCGCAACAATGCATGGGCAAAGATGGATATCAACCTGCCCAATGTATCGGCTGATATCACAACATCCAAACATTCCAGTAAAGTTGCACGGCGGTTTATTGCCCTGCACGGTGTAGACGGTTCCTGTTCTAACCTTGTGTTCTTTGGTGCTATCGACTTTTTCTGCACTAACGGCATCATCGTTGGTCAGCATGACAAGGTTCGCCGTAAGAATACCAGCGGCTTTGACCTGACCACCTTTGGTGACAAGTTGCATGACCACAAAGATGACTTTGAACAGGACACAAAAAAGTTCCAGCGTTGGGCTGAAACAGACATTGGTCAGTTCGATGTCAAGACTATTCTTGAGTCTATCACCAAATCTGACCGCATGGCCGAAAAGATGTTCAGCCTGTACAGTCAGGAAGCTAACACCCGTGGCCGCAACCTGTGGGCCTTGTACAGCGCGTTTACAAACTACGCAACCTATGCAGATGAGCGCAACGGATTCCAGCTTCGTAATACAGCTAATGACAACGATGCTGAAAACATGTACAAGCGTGAGCATGACGTTGCACGTTGGATTGATACCCCGGCGTTCAAGCGCATGGAAGCTGCTGCGGCATAATGTAACAGGGAGAGTGGCTGCGGCTGCTCTCCTATTTTTTTATCTACGGTCATGGGGGGATGGCCGACACATGGGAAAGGAGCAAAATCATGCCAGCAATGACAGTCAAAGATATGTCAGATAAATACTTTATATCTAATGATTACAATACCTTGTCTGATAAATCTAAAGTAGATTATAAATACTTTATGAACGTGCTGCTCACCACAAAAGTGGATGGCAAGCAGATTCAAGAGTATGCGTCAAAAAGCCTCACAGGGCCACAGGCACGTATGGCATATGAGCAGTGGCTAGACCGGGGTGTCTACATGGCTAATCATGTCTGCGCTGTGGCGCGTAAGCTGTATTCGTTTGGCATGGAGATGGGGCATACAAACATGAATCCGTTTGCGACATTTAAGCGCAAGACAGTAAAGCCTCGCAAAGTTGTGTGGACACAGGAACAGATTACCGCGTTTTTGGATGCAGCATACTCTGATTACAAATATCGCAGTGTCGGGCTGATTGCACAGATGGCATACGAGTGGTGTCAGCGCATAGGTGATATGCGTACACTAAAGTTTGAGTGCGTCGATTTGGACAATCGCGTTCTGAATCTGGAACAATCCAAGCGGGGTGCAACAGTTCATCTGCCCATCAGCGACACAATGGTGGCAATGTTACAGCAGCAGAAGGAAGATTTTGGCTTCCAAGAATATGTAGCACCCTATCCTCGCCCTAGGAACGCCGTGTACAGCCCTTTCACCATGCAAAGGCTATCAAGGTACGCCAGAGAGGTCATGGGCCTTGCTGGGCTTCCTGACGAGTTGCGCATCGCTGACCTTCGCCGCACAGGAACTACGGAGATGGTGGAAGCGGGTGTCGGTATTGCACAAATCATGTCGGTAACGGGACACGCTAATCCGCAGTCAGTCAAACCCTACATGAAAAATACACTAGCAAGTGCAGAATATGCATTGACGGAACGTAATAAGCGTGGTACAAGCATTACAAGTGCCGCAAAGGAAAGTGTATATACATGAATAATATATATAACATTGTAAGTGACATGGATGTAGCTGTTGGGACGACAGTCCGCACAGAATGCCCGTCTTGTGGGCAACGCACATTCACTGTCACTAATGAGATGGGTACATTAAAGTGGAACTGTTTCCGCGCATCCTGTACTGTCAAGGGTTCTACGCAAGTGAGCATGTCTATTGATGACATCAAGACTGTCCTGCTTGGTCACGAGAGTGACGACAAGCCTGTGCCGTTCGTCCTACCTGAATACATTGTCACTCCACCGTGGGTTGTATTGGAGTGGGCAAGTGAACTCTATGGTCTTGACGCACAGGAATTAGGTCTTATGTATGATGTCAAGGACAGTCGTGTCGTGTTTCCAATACGGCATGATGGTCAGATAGTGGATGCTACAGGTCGTGCGTTGGACAAGTCTCCAATAAAATGGAAGCGATATGGAAAAAGCAGCTTGCCATACGTTCACGGTTGTGGTAAAACTGCTGTCGTTGTTGAGGACTGTGTGAGTGCCGCAGTTGTAGGCGGTGATGACTACGTTGGGGTCGCTGTGCTGGGAACATCACTGCTCGACGAACACAAGAGGTATCTCACGCAGTTCTCAACAGCAATCATCGCACTTGACCCCGATGCGTTGATGAAATCAATTGAGTTTGCCAGAGAACTGCAATCGTATGTCGATGACGTTCGCGTAGTAAAACTGACAGACGATTTGAAGTATCGAAACCCTGAAGACTTTGACAAGTTGACCAACGTAGGAGAATAATATGGAACTATCACTTATACGTTCCTTGATGAACAAGGAGTTTTACAATGACCACCGTGGTGCGCGTTGTCCTGACCGTCTGTTCAGCAAGGATGCTCGTAAAATCAAACAGTCACTTGACCGGGCTATGGAGCGTTACTCACGTGACATAACACCTGATGAAGTGCAGGCATTGTTCATGGCTGACAATCCAACCATGACTACGGCTACCAAGCAGGGGTTTGACGCCCTGTTTGATAAGATAAAGCGTGAGCCACCTATGGGTGCTGACATTGCACAGGATGTCCTGTCCAAGTTGTTTCAGCGCGTGATTGGCGAGGACATTGCTAGTCTTGGAGTAGACTACGTGTCCGGTAGCAAGAGTAGCCTTGAGCCTTTGCGGCACCTGCTTGAGCAGTACGGAGATGACTTCACACCTAATCTTAATATTGAGTGGGATGATATCGACATGGATACGCTGATGTCCAAGGCTGACCTTGAGGCACGGTGGTCTTTCAACATCTCAAGCCTGACACGCAAGGTGGATGGCGTGAACGATGGCCACCTGATTGAAGTGGGCGCACGTCCCAACACAGGTAAGACATCATTCCATGCCAGCTTGATTGCTGCACCCGGCGGCTTTGCATCACAGGGGGCTAACTGCATCATCCTGTGTAATGAAGAAGGATATCACCGGGTTGGTGCGCGGTATCTTACCGCAGCCACAGGCATGACCATGCAGGAGATAAAGAACAATCCTAGTGCAGCACGTGACCTATATGCACCTGTCAAAGAGCGCATCAAGATTAAAGATGCAACAGGACGTGACATGGCGTGGGTTGAGTCTGTGTGTAAGTCATACAAGCCTGACATTGTTCTGCTGGACATGGGTGACAAGTTTGCCAAAACAGGTGGCTTTGCCCGTACAGATGAAGCACTGAAAGCCAACGCCGTCCATGCCCGTATGATTGCCAAAGAGTATGGCTGTGCCATCTTCTACATGTCCCAGCTATCCGCAGAAGCAGAGGGCAAGGTGCTGCTCAACCAGAGCATGATGGAAGGCAGTCGGACAGGCAAGGCAGCAGAAGCTGACCTGATGATTCTCATTGCTAAGAACCCACCTGTCGAGGGTCAGGATGAAGAGGACACGCAGCGTCATTTGAATGTTGTCAAGAATAAGTTGACAGGATGGCATGGTAGTATACACTGCGAACTTGAATACAAGACAGCGAGGTACACGGCATGACCAGAATGTATACAAAAGAAACTCTGAACGAGTTGGACGAGGATATAGAATACTACAAAGAAAAGTCTATAGAGTTACAGAAGTCTTGCTGGCATAAAGACAGATATAGTAATTATGCAGACAGGAATATCTTGAGACTAAAAAAACTAAAAAAACTTCTGGAACTTAATGTTGAGGTAGAGACATACGGACAGCCAAACTTTGGTATGGTGCTAGTTAATAAAAAGTTTGTTGTTTGTTTGCTTGAAAACAAGTGGAGAGTGGTACATAAAAATGTTTGGTACAAACACAAAGATGATGTAAGTCACTTCGTAAGAAAATATGTTAGAGAGGATGATAATGAAACTAACACTTGATGTAGAAAACACAGTCACCAAGCGTGACGGCAAGATACACCTTGACCCGTTTGAGCCAGATAACACGCTGGTCATGGTGGGTATGCTGACTGACCAAGGGCAGTGTCTGACGTTTCCGTTTGACCACGCTGACCGTCCTAATCAAGATGATTACTATGGACGTGTGCAGATGATGTTGGACGAGGCTACTGTTCTTATCTGTCACAACGCAGCGCACGACTTATTGTGGCTGTGGGAGTCTGGCTTCAAGTATGACGGCCCGGTGTTTGACACGATGCTGGCAGAGTATGTCATGCAGCGTGGGGTCAAAGAGCCACTGTCCCTTGAGGCATGTGCAGAGCGTTACGAACTGGACACAAAGAAGCAGGATACTCTCAAAGAATATTTTGCTAAGGGCTACAGCACTCGTGACATTCCGTACAATGAACTGACCGAATATCTTATTGCTGACCTTGAGGCTACGCAGCAGCTTGCTGATAAGCTAATGTATCGTCTGAACACGACACAAGACAGTGGCCTGATGGGTACTGTTGACCTGACTAATCAGGTGGCAGTGTGTCTGGCACGTATGTATCAGCGTGGGTTTAAGGTGGACATGTCTGCACTGCAAACTGTGCAAGCGGAGTTTGAGCAAGAGCGTAGTGACCTGATTGATAGTCTGCAAAGTCATGTCAAAAAGCTGATGGGAGATACACCTATCAATCTTAACAGCCCAGAGCAGCTTGGCTGGGTGGTATATGGTCGCAAGGTTATTGACAAGGCAGAGTGGGGTCAGAAGATTGACCCATATATGGACAGTCCTGACTTTAATAATATGGTGCAGTACGGCACGGAACTTATCTACAAAACCAAGGCAGAGCAGTGCAGCACATGCAAAGGCACAGGCCATGCCTACAAGACACGCAAAGATGGTAGTCCGTTTAGTCGTCCACACAAGTGCAAAGATTGCAATGCACAGGGTTATATCTTCAAGCCTACATCTACACGGGCAGGACTGCGCTTCAAGCCGCCGTCAGCCAAGTGGCTTAGTGCCAATGGCTTTAGCACAAGCAAGGGCAACCTTGAGACTTTGGAGAAATCAGCACGTGTCAAAAATATGACAGATGCTGTGGAGTTCCTGTCAAAAGTTCGACGCCTGTCTGCCGTGGAAACATACCTGTCATCTTTTGTGGAAGGCATCCGCACCCACACCAAGAGTGATGGCAAGCTGCATGTTCGTTTGTTGCAGCATCGCACGGCCACTGGTCGTTTCTCTGGCGCAGACCCTAACATGCAGAACATGCCACGTGGTGGTACGTTCCCTGTCAAGAAGGTTTTTGTGTCACGGTTCAATAATGGCAAGATTATGGAAGCCGACTTTGCACAGTTGGAGTTCCGCACTGCCGCATATTTATCACAGGATGGAGTTGCAATTGAGGAAGTATCTACTGGATTTGATGTACATGCGTATACCAGTAAAGTTATTACTGATGCTGGTCAGCCTACAAGTCGCCAAGAAGCGAAGGCGCACACGTTCGCACCTCTTTATGGCGCAACGGGCTTTGGGAGAACGCCAGCGGAGGCAGAATATTACACACACTTCACGCAAAAATACAAAGGGATTGGGCTATGGCACTCCCGATTGGCTAAAGAAGCTATAAACACGGGCAAGATTACCACACCGTCTGGTCGTGAGTTTGCCTTCCCGAATGTCGTGCGTAAGTCCAGCGGCAGAGTGTCACACTTTACACAGATAAAGAATTATCCTGTGCAGTCATTTGCGACAGCAGACATTGTGCCTATCGCATTGTTGCATATAGATAAACTTCTTGACGGTATGCAGTCTTGTGTGGTAAACACTGTGCATGACTCTATTGTCATTGATGTTCATCCAGATGAAGAAAGGAGAGTTATTCAAATAATACAAGAGACTAACGATGCATTGCCTGACTTGATTGCCATACGTTGGGGGTTGGCATTCAATGTTCCTCTGGAACTAGAGGCAAAAATTGGCCCCAACTGGCTTGACACAAAAGATGTGTCGTGATATAACTATGGTTTTCAAACTCAAAGGAAGGAGTATAAAATATGGAATTGACCACCATTGATACTAACAACTATGCCATGATGGCGAAGGCTATGGGCTTGGCGGCAGAGGTTTCTGACAAGAAGAGCAGCAGCCTTCCCCGTCTGCGCATCAACCATTCTCCCATTATTGGTGCAGACAAAGTGCTGGTAAAGGCTGGCACGTTTCGTCTGGAAGTTCCAGATGGCCCCACCTACTATGGGGAGTCTGCGGTAATTCGTCCCTACATGCAACGCTTCATGTACAAGCGTTTCATCAAAGGTATGGGTGATACCCCCAACCGTTACGTTAAGACTGTAATGGCTGACAACCTGAACATGGACCTGAAAGATAATGACGGTGGGTTTAACTGTGGTAAACCGGCTGGGTACATTGAGGATTTCAAAGCCCTTCCGCAAACCATGCAGGACTTGATTCGTCAGATTAAGCGGGTACGTGCGGTATTCGGGACGATTGAACTTGTCAACGCCGTCACACCAAAAGGTGAATCTGTAGAGGTGGATGTTCATCCATTTATCTGGGAGATTGATAACCGTGATGCGTTCAAAGAGGTAGGCAATGTCTTTGCTAAATTGGCAAAGATGCAGCGTTTGCCTGTGCAGCATGATATTGCTCTTAATACCGTGCAACGCGAGTTGCCAAACGGCAACAGCTTCTACCTTCCTGCGGTTGCACTCAACCTCAACAATACCTTGAATATTGAAGAGACTGAGCATAGCATCTTCAGTGACTTCCTATCTTGGATTGAGAATTACAATACCTACATTCTCAATGCTTGGACTGACAAGGCCAATGAGAAAATGGAAGAGGACGATATTGATGTGGTCGATGACTTGGTTGATATTGAAGTTGAAGAGGTAGCACAATGAAACACCCCGCTGAACTGGCACTCCATCAATATATGGAAGATGCAGCAAACAATAAGTCCAGCATGTCTATGGAAACAGTAAGGCAGATTGGTCTGGATGTTATGAGTGCTGTTGCGCGTCAGTTTGGCGGGGGCAACAAGCGTGATGGGTTTGGTCTGCGCATGTCAAATGTGGGCAGACCAACCTGTCAACTCTGGTTTGAGAAGAACGAACCAGAGAAAGCGTTGCCCCTTCCCACTACATTCGTTATGAACATGATGCTTGGAGACATCGTAGAAGCTGTCTTCAAAGGTTTGTTAAAAGAAGCGGGGGTGAAGTATGAGGACAATGAGAAGGTTACTCTTAAACTTGACGATGACACATCCGTCGATGGTACTTATGATATTGTTATTGACGGTGCTGTTGATGATATTAAGTCAGCATCAAACTGGTCTTACACAAATAAGTTTGAATCCTTCGACTCTCTTAGACAGGGTGATGCTTTCGGGTATGTAGCACAGCTTGCTGGCTATGCGAAGGCTGCTGACAAGAAAGCAGGTGGATGGTGGGTAGTGAACAAGGCCAATGGTCAGTTCAAGTATGTGCCAGCCACAGGCATTGATGTTGACAAAGAAGTATCTAACATCAAGCAAACTGCAGACACAATAAACGAGAATAGGTTTGAGCGTTGCTTTGATGCTGTACCTGAAAAATTTAGAGGTAAGGAGACAGGTAACAAAGTTATTGGCACGGAGTGTAGCTTCTGCCGATTTAGATTTTCTTGTTGGCCTAGCTTGGAAGAGCGTCCATCCATCATGTCAAAAGCAAAAGACCCAAAGATGGTTGGTTACGTAGAAATAAATAATGCCTAATTACAAAGCATTTCGTGTGGCACGTAAGTATGGGTACAGGAGTGGACTAGAGCATAAACTATCTGTCTATCTTGATGAACTCAAAATCTCATACGACTACGAGAAACTAAAGATAGAATGGGAAGACCTTGCGTACCGCACATACACTCCTGACTTTGTTCTGAATAATGGCATCATTATTGAAACAAAGGGCATGTTTACCGCAGCCGACAGAAGAAAGCATTTAGCTGTCAAGCGGCAACATCCACAACTTGACATTCGGTTTGTGTTTGAGAATAGTAGACGCAAGCTGAGAAAAGGTGCCAAGTCAACTTATGGACAGTGGTGTATAAAATATGGTTTTAGATATTATGACCGCATCATACCGGAAGATTGGTTGAAAGAAAAAGGTAAGAATAAGCATCCAAAGTTTATTAAGTTTAGTGGAACAAAAGTGAAAAGGAGATAACATGATAGAGAAAAAATTCAACAATGAAGATATTGTGGTCCGCATACGTCCAAAGATGGACGGCAGGGACTACGAGTGGACAGGCGAGATTGACATCAGCATTATCTCTTTTCCTGACAATCCACTTGATGATGAGGACTACTCACAACTGATGCACTTTACTAAGATGATGTGTGCCTCTGTGCCTATCATGGAAAATAGTCAGGTGTTGAGAGATGCAATCCATGA